TGATGATCTGATACTCTTCAGCCGTGATCCATTCCTTTTTCACAGCATCCGCAACCATAGCTTTGTTCCAAAGGCCGGAATCATAATACCGCTTTACCTTCGCAAACTTTTTACTCATCTTCGCCCACCTCCATCGGTTCCTCATCCTCAGTAGGAATTTCGATGTCTGCCATCATGGCGATATAATCCACGTTTGCCGCCGCCTTCACAGCTTCGGCTCTCGCCACTCTCGCATCGTGCTGGGCTTTCAGCAGTTTCTCCTGCATCGTTGCCATTCTGAATCTCTCCTTTCAGTTTCTCCAAATACTTCCGCATCCTGATGCGCTTGTAATAAGCGTCACCACGTGCGGCATTTGCTTCCCAAGCAGTTTCGCTATTGTCCGCTGTTCCGGGAGCAAGCCAGCCGGAAGCTTCTCCTGCTACCAGCTTCTTTAGCCTTCTTCGTTCTCTCCCGGCCTTCTTTCCGCTCATGTACATTCTCACGCCGCCTGTTTCGGTCAGCACGAAACGCCATTGAAGGAAATTGATGCCCTGTCTCAGCGGATGCATCAGGGTCTTTTCATTTAACCGCAGTCCCTTTTCGGTAAGCTTCTTTTCAATTTCCTTCCAGCAGTATTTAAGATATTCCTTATCAGGATGAATCAGCAGAAAATCATCCATGTATCGGATATACCTTTTAATCTTCAATTTCTCCTTGATGTAATGATCAAGATCATTCAGCACTGCCAGTTCCGTTAACTGCGAAATCTGACTGCCTAAACCAATACCCTTGTCACCATCAAAGGAATCAATGATATTAAATACCATCTGCCTTACCCGGCCATCGTCAATTAGCTTACCAACAGATTCCTTGGCTACATCGTGCCGGGTTTCCGGGAAGAAGTGGTATACATCGCATCGCAATACCCATCCTTCTTTCCCGTATTCCCGGAAATGTCTGAGCATATGCACTTTTAATCTCTTCAGAGCAAAGTCGGTTCCCTTGCCTTTCTGACAGGCGCAGTTGTCATAAATGAAATGCTCCACAATATCGTCATACAATCCAGCCTCGCTTAGTGCCATCTGCACTTGTCTGTCCGCAATCCGTGTTGCTACAATTTCCCGTTTCTTTGGTTCAAAGATCGTGAAATGCTGGTATGGGCTAATCTTATAAGTTCCATTCTTTAGGCTCTTAATGAGTTTATGCGTGTTCTGTGAAGCGTGTAATTCGTATCCTACGACCGAATCTTTCCAGCGAACGCCACGACAGCATTTTCTCAAAGCCCTTCGCATATTCCCGTAGGTTATAGCGTTTTCAAAATAGTTTTTCATCAAATCACCACGGCTAATAGGTGGATCGGCTCTTGACATAATGCCCGGAGCCGCCACCGTCCTGTGGCCTTTTCGCTCCTTTCGGATGCGGGAAGTAAACTCCTTGCGGGAGACGCACTGCTTTCCCCATTCGGGTACTCGAATCTCGCTATTCCCCCAATCGGGGCCGCCCCGTTGCTATTGTTGGCATTATTGTTGTTCAGAACACCACCGTTACCCGTGTTGCAGATACGCACATTGTTGGCGTTGCCAGCGTTGGGAGTGCGGAGCAACCAACCAGTCCCGGGGTCACATATAGTTTACTCCCCATCATTATCAGGTTCTGACAGGAATTGCTTATAGCTTGGTCTGGTTGCCTTCATGCGAGCCTTTAACAGATTCTGCGTGTTGGTTACCAGCTTTGACCAATAGTCCATCCTATCATCCGATATGATCTTTTTAATATGCAGGATGTCGAGACTGGCGGCAAGGGAATCAAGATGCCCGACTGCAAGTTTCTCAAGTCGCATCCGTTCCTCGGCTTCACTCTTGCTCTCAACCCTGATGCTGTTTGATACGACAATATATCTTCTCGCTATAGCCGCATCGTCCCAGATCGTTTTTGTCATAAGCCATCTGTCTGTTTTCGGAAGCGTCTTGTCATGAACTCTGTCGTATGTGTAATCAATAAGAATCCGGCTTGCATCTATCGCCGTAATCTTTCCCTGATCCTGATCCCCTTTCCGTACCGCCACTCAATCACCTCTTTCTCCGCCCCTAACGGGGCGGATTGTTAGATTACGCTTACGCTAAAATTGCAAGCGGGGCCGCCCCGTGGCTATTGAAGGCACTATGGAGGTACAGAACACCACCGATACCCGTGTAGCAGACACGCACAACGTCGGCGTGGCCAGCGTCGGGAGTGCGGAGCCAGTACGTAGTCGGGCTTGCCGCATTCTCAGCAAACATCAGCTTATCGGCGTCAGAGGTTGCGATATCCCGATAATAGTCAAACTGCACTTCATCATCCTCGTTGGCATTTTCGTTACTGCCGTAGACCTCTTTCCGGCTCGGCAGAAAGAAATAGCCGTTGTGCGTATACTTGGTATTGACTACATACGGGCTATCTTCAAAAACGTTGTTCGCAATATTCGAGATAGCACACAGCCCCAGATAACTGCGGAACTCATCGGAGAAGCCGCCAAGGAAGCCCTTCAGGCTTGTAAACTGGCTGGTCATCATGTCGTATTCCGTCTTCTGTTCAAACACCGTATCCATGGTGCTGTTCCCGGTATCGGCGTTGAGGAACTGGAAGAAATTGGATTGCGCTTCATTGTTAGACCCGTAAGAGACTCTCTGCGGATGATTGCAATCTGTGCCCCATGTGCCAAGGTTGACCGTGGCACCGCCGTCACCGGAAGCAATCGTATATTGAGCAGACGGAGAAGTAGCCTTCGGGGTATCAAAAACTTGTACCTTCAGCGTCTCCAAAGCGGCATTCTGGTAACCGCTGATGCAGAGCATCTTTCCAACATCAATGGCGGCATCTGCTGTGAAATGCCAATCCCCGGCAAGCCATCCGCCATAGGCAATGGTAGTAAACTTGCAAACAGATCCAGCCGGGATTGCTTCCTTCACCTTTGTAAAAGCTTCCGGCCTGTCATACTGGAATGTAGCCGCAGAGGTTCCGCCGTTCGCACTCAGCAGATAGAGCGGCTGAATCGTGATGGTAGGCCGTGTGGGATCCCCGGCAATCTTGTGCATATTCTTAGCCCGTGTGACGAATTTAATGTCTCCGTACACATCATGATGCTCAGTGAACACCGACCCGTTCGGGATCTTGTCAATATTCCCGCTCCTGATAGCGGCAACAATGCTTGCCGCACTGGTCGTGTTATACTGGCCCCCAAGCTGTTCAACGGCAAGGATCAGCCTGTCAACCTTGCCACCTTCCCAAATAGAAACTCCCATTTTTCTTTCCTCCCTTATGCCGCCGCATATGTCGTAGTTGTTTCAAGCGTTTCTGTATTAGTAACGATGGTCAGGCTTTCGCCGGATGCCAGCGTCCGAACCTCCGTAATGGTGGAATACGCAAACGTGAACACATCCGTCCGCACAACCACGTTATTTTCCTTGTGGGTAACGCTCTGGATATTCCCGGCAGAATCAAAAGCAATGGTCTGCACAGTGCCGGGGATGTTCTCTTGGAACAGTGCAAATGCACTCTTTAATCCTGTTACGTCATCGCTCAGTGCGGTGTAATCCGGAGGAATAGAATCCAGGACATCCTGAGCATCCTGAGCGCTCTGAGCGGCAGCTGAGGCACTTCCGCTGGCAGCGGTGGCGCTGCCGGACGCAGCTGTCGCGGAGTTAGATGCCGCATCAGCATAAGCGCTTGCATTATTAGCCGCAGTCTCTGCAGCAGTTCTGTGCGTATACGCAGCAGTAGCATACGCTGAAGCATCTCTCCGTGACGCAAATGCTTCATCCCTTGCAGTTTCAGAAATACCCTGTGCTGTTACAGCAGCGTCCCTTGCTGTTTCAGCAGCGTCCCGGGCGCTCTGTGCCGCCTTTTTGTACGTGTTTGCGTTTGTTTTTGCCTCTTCTGCCTGCTGGGCATACCGCGATGCGTTATTTGATGATCCTGCGGCCTGTGTCTTGTATCCATTCGCAGCACTCGCGCTTGCCGCCGCGGCTTCCTGGGATGCTGCCGCATTCTGTGCGCTTGTTTCAGCAGCGGTCGCACTGTCCGCCGCATTCTGTGCGCTTGTTGCTGCGGCAGTCTCGCTGGCATCAGCTGCCGCAGCAGAGGCATAAGCACCCTGAGCACTCAAAGCTGCAGCTGTCGCGGAGTTGTTGGCTGCCACCTCACTGTCACTGGCCGCGTCTGCGCTGTTGCTCGCGGCACTTGCAGCAGCCTCTGCGGCCTCTGCGCTCGTTTCTGCGGCTGCGGCTGACGCGGCTGCAGCTGCGGCATACTCACCGGCGGAAGTAATAAAGTTAATAGATGCTGCCTCGTTCAGGGCGATCTGATCGTCCATGGCGTTCAGCTGTTCTGCCCGCAGCACGTCTCCGGGCTTGAAATTCTGCTTTGCGTAACTCATGTTTCCATCACTCCAACACTACGTAGTCGAGAGTTGACTCATTCAGAATCGCCTCATTCAGGATTACAGCCGGATAAGGTTCGGCTATAAATGACAGATCCAGAAAGTCCCGGAACTTGTCGAATACGTTTATCAACGGGCTAAGCTCATTCTCTTCCATGATGGCTCAACCTCCTTATGTCTGAGAGCATAGCTGCCACGCGCTCCCGGTCCAGTAATACGGCCAGACCTCCTGCCATTGGCTGCCTGTCCATACATATGCAATGCATGGCTTCCATTCGCCGCCAACATAATAGCCCAGCGTTTTATGGACGGCCGCAGCCATGAAGCTTCCTTCCGCAAAAACCTTACTGAGAGAGCAGTAGGCCTCAATGGTATATGCGTATGTTTTTTCTAGATCCTCATCCGTCAGCGTCACGGTCGCGTTGTTTCCGACGAAGTCAGCAACCTTAACGCCATTCCGCAAGAGCCTGAAGTTAACGGTATCTCCCAGGGTATCAATGGCGGTGCCGCCCTTGGTCACGGTCAGAGTGTACTCATTCTGGCTGAAGCTGATCTCCGGATCAGTTACCACGATCAGGTGGTCCCGGCTGTAGGTCGGCGTGACGGTCACGTTCGCCGCGGGTGTCGGCATGGTGAGCTGCCATTTGGTATCGCTGATCTTTTTGATCGTGCCCGCGCTGGCCGTCATGCCTGTGCAGTGCCAATACTCGTCGGTCAGCGAAATATTCAGGTCAACGGTTTCCCCGCGTGTGGCAGTACTCTTGCTGGCTGTCACGGTTCCGCCCGTCTTCTGGCTGATGCTAATGGCCTTGGCCACGTTCCCCAGGGTGATAGTGACCCTGGCCTGGCCCCACATGATAATGTTGCTACCGCCAACTTTTCGCAGCGCCAATGTCTTTCCCGCCAGAGCCGTCCAGTTGCCATCTGACTTATTGGCCTTTGACAGGTTGAAGCCGTCATACACCCAGGTTCCAACTATGATCGGATTGCCATCCTTGTCTGAAGACGGAGTTGTCTGGTATTTGGCACCAGCAAGGCTTTTATTATCAATCAGCTTGTAGCTGTACTCGTTATCCTTGTCGCACAGATAGATGCTGACTCTTTGCCCGCCGCTGTTTCGGTTTTCAATGGTCGCGCCTGAAAAAGAAACCCCGGTAGGATACTGGTCAGAGGCTAGCTCGAACACGCCACCGGTGGCAGGGCCTGTGTGACTACTGTTAAACCCACACCCGTTCGTGTTTCCCAGCTTAGTGATAATGTTTGTTTTTTCATACCACAGATGTTCGTTACCATGCGTATAACTTCCAATATCACTGTTTTTACCGATATATGCGGTAGCCATTCAACCACCCCGCTTACGTCTTCGGCTTCAGCCAGATCGTGCCCTTGACCGGGCTTGCAGGTTCATCCCCATATACAATCTTGGATGCATCGAGCTTTAAGGCTATGGAGTTGTTCAGGACGACTTTCGCATTGGCCAGATCCTGGGCCGTCTGGGCGGCGGTCTCGTCTATACGGTTAACTGCGCTCTGAATAAGCTCCGGCGTCTCTGCGAGACGGTTAACGTAAAGGTTCGTCCCGTCAACCCACACAGGGCCGAATGCACCGTTTACCGATTCAACAGCAC